CTTATCTATGATACAAAACAGACTGCAGAATATTAACAAAAATGCAGTCAATGATCCAGAAATAATAGAAGCTATTGTATCTCTAATATCATCTTCAAATCTTGATGTAAAAAAACTTTTCTTAGCTACATTAGGAGTATACCCTGAAGAAGGTCACTATACGGCTAATGATGAGGTATACGTTGCTCTAGGTCACATTGAAACCTGGAATATAGCCAGAGAGCTAATGGAAGAAAAAGGCCTAATCATCAAAGATATGGTAAAAGCTACTGTAGAAGAATACAACAAGTATACGGAACAATATACAGTAACTTATGAATATTTATATTATACTGATGATAATCCTTTAAAAACAAACACTATTGAGATTACCAGTAAAGCTATAAAAGGGTTGGTAGAAGATTATCCTATTAATTTAGAAGTAGTATAATGAAAAAGAAAACAAGATTTGGTATTGTAGATGCAGATGTTATCCAAGATCCGTCTTTATCTACAACTGCCAAAGCTGTTTATGCGTTGTTATGTACATACGCAAGAAAAGACAGAACTTGTTTTCCATCTATAACACATATATCAGAGTTATTAAACGTAAGCAGAAGGACCACAGAAAGAGCAATAAAAGAATTAAGTTCTAAAGATTACATACAAAAAAACGGTAAAATATTTATGCTTAAATAATTGTAGCTATATAGTGCGTATTATTTAAATAGCAGAAATATTAATAATTGTTGATACAAAGTAAATATGCTATATTTGAAATTATCATGTATGTAAAAAATGTTTTATCAGTTGCCTAATGGTAAAGTCTTATATTTATCTGTTGAAGAATACTTAAGTCTTACAGATGAAGAATTACATCAGCTATCTAATAGCGGGCATGGAGAGTACATGTCACCAAATGCAAGTTTCACAGGGAGAAAGCAGAAATCTAATATCATAGATGATGATTTAGATTATAAACCTGATGATGATGAAACAGATACACGCGGTCCTATCAACCTAGATAATTTAGAATAACAGAAGAAAAGCACCACTTCTGTTTTTTTTATTTTTTTTTGGTGCATTTTCAAATCAATTTTATAAATCAAAGTTATGAAATCAAAAGTAAAAGTTACTGCTGATGAAGCAGGTAATGTAATTGTGAGAAGTCCAAAGAATCCAGATTACGGACACATTAGAGTTGAGCAAGTCAAAATGATAATTGATGACACAGGTTTTGCACGTAAGCGCAAACTTTCTGCTCTTATTCCCGGTACAATTGAAGATCTTAAATGTTTTGGCTGGACTAAAGACCAAGAAGTAGATGGACAAATCATTGTAAAAGATTCATTAGAACCTTTCAACAAGAAATTTCCAGAACGTGATTACAAAGTAGCAGGTAGAAGCGGTGTAGTATGCTGTCAAGATGGTATGCCTATTTACCGTAGAAATTTTTACACCTTAAATATGAAAGCTACTGATATTAAAGTAGAACATACTAATGGTGATGACATTATTGCTGCTTATGCTGCCTTAAAAGAAGATGAAGAACATGTAATGTCTTCATATGCAGGAGATGATTTAGATCTGCTGTAAAAATTACTAATTATTGTATAGATAAAGGGAGTGTAACAGCTCCCTTTATACAATGTTTAATCAAATAAAAATAGAAAAATGAAAGCAAGTCAAAACACACAGTCAATAATATATGATGGCATATTCCACAATTTTCAAGAACTCAGTTCTTATTACAAACAACATTATCAGTTAATAGATAGTGATAAATTATCCTCTTATCAAAATTTCTTGTATAAGAAAGCTCTCTTTGGATTAAAAATGTATGATAAAAAAGAACTTCAAACTATGCACTGGCATAAGAAGAAAAGAATTATGAAAGTACATAAGAGAGCGCAAGAAGTTATTAACATTTGGAAGCAAGAAATCGTAAATAAATATACGTCAAACTTCTTTGAAAAAATCTTTTATAATAGCCCTATAAGCAAAAACATAAAAGAATGTGAGTACACAGATAAAAACTTTATTTCAACATTAACTTTTAAAGAGTTAGGTTTGAAAAAAGCAGATGTTATTCTTAAATTATTTCAAGAAGGAATACTACCAAAAAATTATTTTAGCTTGAATGAAAGCAAAAACTAAAATATGTAACGGGTGCGGGCAAGAAAAATATATTTGGAAAAATATAGAAGGCAAGAGGTATTGTAAGTTTTGTTCAATGAACCAACAGGCCATGACAAAGACTGCCAGTAAAAAAACTTATAAACCTATTGCTGCCCGCTCCGTTAAAAAAAGTAAAGAAGAAACTATATATGCCTTAAAGAGAAAAATTTTTTTAAACTCTAAGACTCTTTGTAAAGCTAAATTATTGAGAGTCTGTACTGTATTTGCCACAGATGTGCATCATAAAGCGGGAAGAGTTGGTAAGAATTTTTTAGATGAAAGCACTTGGTTACCTGTATGTAGACAGTGTCATATGTGGATAGAAGAACATCCAATTGAATCTAAAGAAAAAGGGTTTAGCATATCTAGAATAAATTAATTATCTTTATAATATATAATATTTAAATAAATGAAGTTTACAATAATAAGTGATCCTGGAGATGAGCAACCAGAATGTCACATAATGAAAGAGTTATGAAAACTAAAAATGAAATACAAAATGAAGCATTAAACGCAATAGGTGACAAGTATAACGCAGGAGTTCAAATATCAATGGGAGTTGGTAAAACATTGCTTGGTTTAAAACATATGGCTAAAAATTATACAGATACATGTAGATATTTAGTAGTAGCTCCTAGAGTTAAGATATTTGATTCATGGACAGATGATGCTGAACAATGGAATTATGAGTATTTATTAGACCATATAAACTTTACAACTTATGTATCATTACTGAAACAAGATTTTCATTATGATATTGTATATTTAGATGAGTGTCATAGTTTAAAAGAAAACTACAAACCTTGGCTTAGTGAGTTTGAAAGTAGAGGTGGTAAAATTATTGGTCTTACTGGTACTTATCCTGTATATAAAACTTCTGAGAAAGGTAAAATGTGTAATAGGTTTTGTCCTATTGTTTATGAATATGAAACTGATGAAGCTGTTGAAGATAAAATCTTAAATGATTATCAGATATATGTTCATAAGCTAATGCTGAGTGATGAAAAAACAATACCAAAATTAACCAGAGATGGATCACGTACATTTTATACATCAGAAATAAGTGATTACAACTATTGGTGCAGTAGGGTTGATGGAGCTGTTACACCTAAAGCAAAACAAATAGCTACAATACAAAGGATGAAATTGTTACAAAAATTTCCTTTAAAAGTAAAGTACGCAAAACATTTGCTATATCATTCTAAAGAAAAGACTATAGCATTTGCAAGCACTCAAGAGCAAGCTGATGCTATTTGTAGACACAGTGTACATTCTAAAAACAAAAAATCTAAAGAAAATCTAAATGATTTTAAAGAAGGTATAATAAATAAATTAAGTGCTGTTGAACAGCTTAGTGAAGGTGTAACTATACCAGGATTAAAATGCGGTATTATACTGCATTCTTACGGGAATAACAGAAAAGCTTCTCAGAAGATTGGTAGACTGCTTAGATTAAATCCTGATGATAAAGCAGATATACACATTCTTTGTTATGAAAACAGCATAGATAAAAAATGGGTTAAGGATGCTACAAAACACCTTGATCAATCTAAAATAAAATGGGTAGAACCCATATATCAAAATACTAAATCATGGCTTTAACAAGTTTAAAAATTAAGACAAACATTGAAGATGTTTATCAAAGAATAATGATAAGTACACATATAGGTAACGTTACTGAGAATAATGGAGAACCTGTACTTGTTGTAACAGTTAATCATTGTGATAACAACTGGACTCCAAAAGGAGAGGCTTTAATCTATTATAGGTCAGAATCTGAAGAAGAGTTTCATTCTAATTTAAGAAAAGAAGCTGCAGAAAAGAATCAGTTAATAACAAACATGTCAACAGACCCTGAACTTAATCCAGAAGGGTATGAAAATATTGACAAGGATTTAGAAGTTGACCTGAATCATATGTCAGATGATGATATAGATTACTATAGACAAAATTAATATGCATTACTCCAAAGATTTAAATTACATGGACGGAAGGTCTGATGGCAGAGCTATGGCCGCTAATATAGAGTCTACTCTATTTAAAACCCTTGACACTGCTATTGAGGCTAAACAAAATCTTATAAATCATTTTGAAGAACAGTTCGGTTATACACATGATCAAGAAACATTTGATAGAAATTATACTTATAATCTTGGTTTACTTGATGAGTTAAAAGAAGCTAAAAAAAGAGCTACCTGACCAGTAGCTCTTTATCCCGAAACCCTAAATAAAAAATAAATTGTCAATTTAAATATAATAAAAAAAAATAAAATGAGCAGATATACTAAACAGTTAGAAGAAAAAGATTATACAATAGCCTATGGGTTTGATCATGCATCAGGATATTTTTTTCAAGTATTTGATAATAATCCAGAAGATGAAGATGATGACATTATATTAAATGAATGCAGTATCTTTACAGGTATGAGTAATGGAGATATGATAGATCTTATGACCAAGTATAAGGTAGATGATAATCACATAGCTCAAGTAATGTTAGATTTACCATTTTAAAACTATAACAATGAAAGATTTAATAGTTGTAAAAAGCGTAAATAAATGTCCTCAATGTAGTGAAGACATGTTGAGTGTTACTTTTATGAATGATAAATATGAAGCTGATCTAATATGCTTTAACAAAGAATGTAACTTTAGACATACTTATTATTGGAAGAGAGATCAGTTTGGAAAAATCATTAAAGTCGCAGATAAAGAAGAAAAGAATAAGTTTTTTGAAAGTATAATGGTAGAAACTATTTATGAAAAAGATAAGACTACCACTATAGAATGGGTTCCTGGATTTGAACCAAACATTACAGTTGAAACAGAAGAATTTACTGAACTTATACAAAAATTAGAAAACAAAGGGTTGGATATGTTATCTGAATTTGATTTGACTCCCGGCTCAGAACCATTTTAATTATGAAAGCAATAGTATTTATAACAATTTTAATAGCGTCTGTAAGTTGTTTTTCTCAAACCTATAACTATAAAAGTTATGATTATGAGAATTTAACTACAGGTGTAAAGAAAACTAATCCTGATAGAACTAGTTTTAAATTTACAGAAGACAGCGTTTATGTAAGAACAGAAACAGATCCTGTTATGTATTTTAAATATGCAATTCTATCTAAGGAAAAAGAAACTAACAGATACACATACTTCAGAACTGAGAAAGGTTTTGAAATGTTTGTAGATAAGAAAAATGAAGTTGTGATGGTTAAAAATGATAAGTCACAACTGTTATGTATTTACCACAATAAACAATAAATTATGGGTCCCAGTGTATATTTAACTAATACAGAAGGTACAGCATATAAAATGTATCAAGCAGAAGTAGTAGAAAGTCAAGATCAAGAAAAGAAATATGACGTAATATTTACTTACGGTAGAATATATGGACATAAATCTAAATACAGAGGTAACAAAATACCTTTAGATTATAGTGATGCTATGCATTTATTGCAGAATCAAGTTTATAAAAAAATTAGAAAAGGATATCAAATAAATGAAAGATAACATCACTACCATCAAACTAAAAAAAGTTAATGGTAAATTAGTACATGTAACAGCTTTTGATAAGACACAATACAAAGAGTTTGTAGATGCTTTATCTGAAGGTCAAGTAATTGAAATATTTTTAGAAGCTAATGCAGGAGATGGTACAAAAGCTCAGCTAGCTAAGATACACGCATGCATTAGAAAATTAGCTTCTGAGATAGGATATACCTTTGAAGATATGAAACTAACAGTAAAGCAGAAATCAGGGCTTGTACGTGGAGATTTATGGTCATCAGAAGGATATGCTAAATCATTTGCAGATTGTTCTAAAGAAGAATTATCTTTAGTTATTGAAACGCTAAATGATATAGGAAAGTTAGTTAATCTTTCTTTTTAGATTCTTCTTTTAGCTGGTCATAAAAAGCAGCGATATCACTTGAAGAAAAATTTACTTCAACTTCGCGTTCTTTTAATATACCAGCGTTATGAAAAGCATATTCAATACTACTAATAATACTAGAAAGTGTTAGAACATTATAAATAAAAGGATCTTTTTGAGCTTTTTCTTTTGCTTTTCTATACTTTTCTATGTTTATAGCCATTTGTTCTTCATCTTTTGAAGTTGCTTTTAATATATCTTCTGACATGTCACTAATAAGCATCATAGCAGCAAGCTGTTTTTTTTCAGAATGCAATTTCAAATATGATTCAAATAAATACTTAAGCCTTTTAAGTGTAGTAGTAGTAATAGTCATATCTACTGTTGCTTCATCAGGTACATCATAAACTGTAACATTTCTCTTATTATCCATAACTAATAGTTTTAAACAAATATAATTATAAAATGCAACAAAGTAAAAAAGACAAGCTGACAGATATACAAAAAAAATTATATGAACAGCTTATTCCATCAGGATGGGCTGATAAATTAAAAAGTTTTATACTAAGTAAAGAGTTTTATAATATACTTGATGACTTGTGGGATGAAATGAATAGCGGTAATCGCTTTACACCAGTAATCAAAGATATATTTAAAGCATTTACTGAATGTCCGTACAAAGACTTAAAAGTTGTTATTATAGGTCAAGACCCTTATCCTCAAGCAGGAGTTGCGGATGGTATATCTTTTAGTTGTAGTTATACAGGCAAATTACAACCTTCACTACGATATATATTTAATGAAATAGAAGATACAGTTTATCAAGGCTATCCTTCACATCAAGATCCTGATTTGACAAGATGGTCTAATCAAGGTATTCTAATGCTTAATACAGCTCTTACATGTCGCATAGGTAAGATAGGTTCACACATAGAATTGTGGAATCCTTTTATTACATATCTCTTAGATATATTAGGGCATTACAACTCAGGGCTTATATATGTATTCTTAGGCAATAAAGCTAAAGTGTGGGCTAAACATATACCTAGTATAAACTATAAATTCTTTGCGCCTCACCCTGCTGCTGCAGGTTATGCAAAACAAAAGAAATGGAATAGTGGAGACTTATTTAACAATATTAACAAGATATTAAAAGAGAATAACGGAGAGAAGATTATATGGTAGTTACTATCATCCTCCCTTCTCTACCTCACAGCAACTGCTATCAATATTGCAACTAAACTCACAGACGTAGCAATCCAACCAGCTTGCAACCATTTAGTAGCTGCATTCTTTTTTTTGTACTTCTTATAGAGATTGTTAAGATCAGTCTTTTTTATATCTATTATTAAATCTCTTTGTTTAATAACGTATGCATTATTGAGAAGCATTGAGTCTTGGAAAGTTATAGTCTCTGAGAGATTATCTATAACGGTATCTTTTAACTTTATTTTTTGACTTAGGATACCAAGCGTAGAATCACACTCATTAGCATATACAACTTTGTTAGCTATTTTTTGTAACTCAGCATTATTAAAACAAGTCAATGTATCACCAGTTTGTGCGGATAATGCTGTCAAGTTGATGATTAGTAGCATTGTTAATATACTTGTATATTTCACGGTATTCTATTTTTATTTTATTTTTTACTTTATCTAAACTATCTATTTGTTTATATAAAGAGGCTCTGTTGTTATTTAGAGAATCAATAGTTTGAAGCAATAAAAGATTTTCTTCTTCTTTAGCTTTAATCATATTCTCTAAATCTTCAGTGCTAGTTATAACTTTAGTTATCTCAGATGGTTTTCTAAAGATTATATACAAGAACATAATTAATATTATACCCAAAAGAATATATATTATATGTTGTTTATTAATCATTAGAAGATTTAGAACCCATATTTAGTTTGCGTACTACAGAAATACCTAACATAGAAGCAGAAAACAAAAGCATTGAATCTAAAGTATTTTCACTTACTTCATAAAAATGAAAACCATCCATTACAGCAAGTACAAAAGATATAATAGCTGCAATAACACCTACTGTTTTCTTTGATGAATATTTATTATCTTCAACATCTTCTGTTAATATGTCTTTTACAAATTTCATAATTTTAGATTTTTGATTATAAACAAATATAAAAATTTTTATTAAGATGAGTAAATTATTAAAACAAATGGAGTTGTTTGATATGATAACAACTGCAGAATTAACTCCAAATCAATATTATTTGCTTTGCTGTATAAATGATTCTGTTACACCTATTAGAATGAATTTTAGATTAGAGCTAAAAAGTTTAATAGAGGATAAGTGGATTGTAGAAAAAGAAAACAAATACTTATTAGAACCCAAATCACATACAATTATTAATCAGGTTGAAAAGCTTTTTAAAATACAAAAAACTAAAACATCAACTCAGTTAATGAATAAAAATTATAAAGAAAACATTTTAGCGTTTAAAAATTTATTTCCAAACAAAAAACTTCCTAGCGGTAGAGCAGCAAGAAGTGCTACTAAGAATTTAGAAACTTGTTTTAGATGGTTTTTTGAAAATCATGAATATTCTTGGGATCTTATTCTAAAAGCAACTGAGAGATATGTATCTGAATATGAACTTGATGATAAGTATATGACATGTTCTCAGTATTTTATTAGAAAACAACCTGCAGGAACTAGAACATTTATTAGCAAACTTGCTGATTATTGTGAGCTAGTAGAGTCAGGAGCAGAAATGGATGATAAACCAATATTCCGTCAAAAAGTAGTATAATGAAATCAAAAACATTTTATCATGTAAACACAGTAATTTTAGGTATCTTATTTAGTTTGCTAGCCTATACAATAATCAATATTTTTATTATAAAAATGTCTATTTTTCAATACTTTATTATAGAGTTTTTGTTGGGAATCTTAGAGTATTTTTGTAAATTTACTAAAGTAAAAATAGGCATAGAATAGCAGATAAAAGCCTATAATAATATCAAAGTTATGAGTAATAAAGCTTGGCAAAGTCAAAAGAAAGGCTATCAAGAAGCCCTTAGTTATATACACGCAAGAAGACAAGGATTAATAACTAGTTACAAAACTCCTTGGCCTAAAGTAAATGATGCAGGTGTAAACGGTTTTGAATGGCAATCTCTAACTGTAATAGGCGGAAGACCAGGTACAGGCAAAACTCTTATTAAAGATCAAATTGTAAGAGAAGGTTTTGAAATAAACAATGGTCAAACAATTAGAGTCTTAGAGTTTCAATTTGAAATGGTTGCTAGAGCTTCTAAAGTAAGAGAGTTTTCTTCAGCACTAAATAAACCATACAAATATATTTGTAGTGCAGATGAGAATGATAAACTAACAGTAGAAGACTTCCAAAAATTACATGAGCATGCTAAAAAGATGGTTGATATAGACAAGTTTCCTGTAGATATTGTTGAGAAAGCATGCACTGTAGAAACATTTAAATCTATTGTTACAGACTATATGGAAACTTACGCTCAAGAAATTGATGGTAAGAAAGTATATGTCAATACTGTAATAACTATAGATCATTCTAATTTATTTAAACAAGGAAAATCTGAAAGTAGTAAAACAGATATGCTTTATAATTTAGGAGAAGCATTAACAGATTTAAAGAAACGGTATCCTATTGCATTCATTGTTCTTTCACAACTAAAACGTGATGTAGAAAAACCTGAAAGAAATGAAGATGGAAAGTATGGAAACTATGTTTTAGAAACAGACATCTTAGGCGGTGATGCTTTATTTCAACATGCAGATATTGTAATAGGTGTTAATAGACCAGCAAAAAAGTTTATTAAATACTACGGACCAGAAAGATATATAATTGATGATGATACAGTATTGGTATGGCACTTTCTTAAGTGTAGAAATGGTGATACTAGAGTAAGCTTCTTCAAAGCATTATTTAATCAAATGAAAGTTATAGAGATGCCTGCTCCAGGCATGCATGTAAGAAATATAAGATCAAATTAAATATTAAAGTATGGGATTATCAACAAAGCTTGATGAAAAAAAGAATGATATATTAAGCAAAAAACAGAAAATAGAATTATTAAAAGACAAACATTTAGATTTGTTTAAACAAGAAAAAGTTAAACAACCTAAATTTATACCTAAAATGTGTTATATGCACAAAGGTGAACTGGTTGTTTCATTTTATCCAAGTGAAATAACTCAAGGTCAAGACATCTATACTGAATTTGTAAGTAGAGATTATGAACCTGAAGATCCAGAAAGAAGATTATGGAAATGGATTTATCATGATGCGTATGATACAGAGTATGAAAAATCTGAACCTCACCCTACCTCTGGAGATAGACGTTATCTAATACCTAAAGATGAATTAATTGAAGTTACAAAAGTAGCTGAACAAAGTGAATTAATATTTGAACCATTGCCAGATGCTGATGCAGATGTTCCATATAATTCAATGACACTTAGAGATTATGCAGCTATACAATGGAAACTTCCTGTCAGTCATAAAGCATGGTTAAATAACTTAATAAATAATTTAAAATGACAAAAATTGTATTACCACAGAAGAAAATAAAAGCTTCTGCACAAAGTCCTAAAAATCTTATCATTTTTTCTAAACCTAAAGTAGGTAAAACATCTCTTTTAGCTGATTTAGAAAACTGTCTTATACTAGATTTTGAAGATGGTTCTGATTATGTAGATGCTTTAAAACTAAAAGTAGATACTGTTGAAGATTTAAAACTTATTGGTGCAGAAATAAAAGAACAAGGTCATCCTTATAAGTATATAGCTGTAGATACAGTAACTGCATTAGAAGAGAAGTGTATTCCTGTTGCTGAAAAATTATATTCTAAATCTTCAATGGGAAAGAATTGGTTTAAAACAGGCAAGCAAACTTATGGTAACATCTTAAACTTACCTAATGGTGCAGGTTATGTGTGGCTAAGACAAGCTATAACAAGTGTTCTAGAATACATAAAAACTCTTGCTCCAAGAATTATAATTGTAGGTCACGTAAAAGATATAATGCTAGAAAAAGCTGGTGCTGAGTTTACAAGTTCAGATTTAGATTTAACAGGTAAAATTAAAAGAATAATTTCTTCACAGTCAGATGCTATTGGTTATCTATATAGAAAAGGTAATCAAAATATTCTTAACTTTAAAACAAGTGATGATGTTGCTTGTGGAGCTAGACCAGATCATTTAAGAAATCAACAAATTGTTATTTCAGAAATGACTGAAGAAGGAGTTAAAACAAATTGGGATAAAGTATACATAGATTAATAAATTAAATTAGAAAAAAATGTTAAGTACAAAAGACGTAAACGTTTCTTCAGGAGAAGGAGGAGGTATACCAAAAGTAATATCTCCTGGTAATCACAAATTGAAAATTAATAACATCAGTTTAATTCAAAACAATAGTTATTTGAAAAGAAATGATGCTTATCATATCTTATTGAGTGTTGAAACAGAACCCATAGAAAACTTTGAAGGTTTTTGGATTAATAAAGATAATGAATCTTTAGGTAGACATGAAGGTCAAGTAGGCAATGTAAGAGCAAGTGATTGGCCATTTAAAGACAATGTAACTAATAAGGGTGTTGAAATTAAAAGAGACATGCAAATCTTAAAGTTCATTAAGAACATTTGTAAAGAAACAGACTGTGAAAAATGGTTTGATGATGCAGATGGTAAGTATGAAACAATTGAAGATTTTATAGAAGGTTTTAATAATGAAGCACCTTTTGCAGACAAATGGTTAGAATGTTGTGTTGCAGGTTCTGAATATTACAAACAAAATGGTTATATTGGACATAACCTTTGGTTTGCTAAATATTCTCAAGGCACTAAAGGTTTTGCTAAAGCAGATGCAAATGAAAAAGTTCATGTATATAATGAAGATTTACATTTAAAGAAAGCAGAAAAACCAGAAGAAGTAGAAGAATTTGACAATACAACTGATGATTCTGCAGACAATACAGAGTTTGCTTGGTAAATAAATAGGAACGTATACTTTATAATTACAAGGAAAGTCTTTTTAGGCTTTCCTTTTTTATTACATATTAATTATGATAAGAACAAAGCATGTAGTATCAGATATTAATAGCATACCTCCAGAGTGGATCTTTAAATATTATCTAAAGCTTTCTGAAAACTTAAAGGGTCAAGATATACAGATAACATCTATATTTAATCCTAAAGAAACCAGACCATCAATGTTTATTTACTTTGATAAAGAAGCTGACAAATATTTATTTAAAGATTATTCTACAAATAGAGGTGGTGATGCTTTAAGTTTAGTAAAAGAAATTTATGATTTAAAGTCTAAAGCTCAAGCTGCGGTTAGAATTATTAAAGACTATAGTGATTATCTTAAAAGTGGTAATAAAAAGTTTGAAGTAAAAGATTTTAAAGTTGAAGGAAAGTACAAAGTCAAAAGTATAAACCCGCGTAATTGGAATAAGTTAGATCAAAGCTATTGGACTAAGTATAACATTGATTCTAAAATATTAGAAGCATATAATATACAACCTTTAGACTCATATATTTTAGAAAAAGAAGATACTGAAAAGAGATTAGAGATTAAAGCTCAATTCATGTATGGCTATTTTAATGATAAGAATGAGTTATACAAAATCTATACACCTAAACTAAAAAAGAAGTTCTTTAAAGTAAAAAGCTATATACAAGGATTAGACCAGCTAAAATATGATAAACCATATTTAGTCGTCTGTAGCTCTATGAAAGATTTATTAGCTTTACATAAACTCGGTATGAAGAATATAGAAAGTATTGCACCAGATTCTGAAAACACAATGCTTCCTGATTCGTTAATGAATGAGTTTATACAAAAGTATAAAAAGGTATGTGTATTATTTGATAATGATGAAGCAGGGCTAAGAGCAATGCAAAAGTATAATCAAGAATATAATATTCCTTATGTACACTTAAAGCTTGAGAAAGATTTATCAGACTCAGTAGAACAACACGGTGTTAGAAATACTATGTATCATTTGTATCCATTAATTACAAAAGCTCTTACAGGAGAAAGCAAAGAATTACCTACTTAAATATTTATTATGAGCTGGATTTTAAACCATCAAAGATTTACAGAAGAAATGATTCCTGAAAACGCTGTAGGTTTTATATATGAAATGACTGCGGTAATTAAAGGTAAACTTGTAAAGTATATTGGCAAAAAGAATTTCTATTCAATTAGAAAAAAGAAATTTGGAAAGAGAGCTATTGCAGCTATGACAGATAAAAGAGCTAAGAAATATACTATGGTTAAAAAAACAGACTATGAAAAATATTATAGTAGTAATGAAGTATTAAAGAAAGCACATAAAGAAGGCATACCTATAGTCAGAACTATACTTAAGATATGTTATTCTAAAACAGAACTTACTTATCAAGAAACAAAGTTTCAATTTGTAAATGAAGTTCTTGAAAAAGATGAGTATTTAAATAAAAATATTTTAGGAAGATTTTATAAAATTTAATTTATGAAAACATTAGACAATGAAAACAGAGTAATGCTGTTTAAACTTAAAGATTTAGGAATAAGTTATATACAAGCATACTATGAAGGTTCTGGAGATGAAGGCGTTATAGATGACATATTATATGTTGATAATAAAAAAGCAATAGAAAAAGGTTTAGACTTTGATGAACTATCTACAGATAGTTATATACATCACAGAGACTTTGCAATAGATTTTGAAATTGATAAAAATTTAAAAAATAATATAGAAGATATTGTATATGTATTAACAGAAGATATAGAAGATTGGTATAATAATGATGGAGGATTTGGAACAGTAAACATAAACGTATCTACAGGTGAGTATATTATTAATAATAATGTAAGATATACTGAAACACATTTTTATGGTCATTCTGGAAGTATAATTTAATGGCTCATCCTTTACAACACGCAAAATCTTCAGTTAGAAAATTTGGTGGTATAGTAGAAGACTATATTCATATACATGAATGGTTTGATGAAACTAAGAGTTGGCTAGGTCATAGCAGACATAGAATATTTAGACATCATTCTGAAGGTATATTTGAATGTGAATCTAAGTTTGGTAAATCATTTACAAATTCAGATGGTAAAATAGTTTATACCAGATATGTTGGAGAACAACATGTTAAAGAAGACTGCTTTGGTTACATACCTACAGCAAAAGAATGGGTAGATAATATAAATGCAAAAAAGCCACCTATGTGGATGATAAGAACAGAAAAATTAAATGACTAATATGAAAAACAAAATGCTAGAAAAACAAGAGTTTGATTCTATACTGTCTATGATATCTTCAAGAGATCATGAGAACTGGACTGTTGGTTTAACCATAATGGAAAATTTAGAACTAACAGATTATAATGTGATAAACATGTTACTTGTACTTAAACAAGGTATTGTAGCTGATAAACATATAAAGACAAACTATCAAACTTTTTATGATAATCTAACTAATGCAGTAAAAGATTACTTAGATGATGATTTTAAACCTGGTATATCACACCTTACATACAAACAATTATTTAAAATAGTTAATGAAGGCAAGTTTGATTATGAAGCAAAACAATCTTTAATAGATTCTTTTTCAATAGATTTTAAGAATAAACTTATTGATACTGGATATACTTTTATTGAAGATGTAATAATAAAAATTAAAGATGAAAGATAATATAGAAAGTTTAGCTAAAGCATCTAAAGAACTTATGTTGAGAGAAGCCTATTACGGGCTTCTTCTTATGTCGCTAAATAAAATTTGGTCCCAAAAGAAAGTGCCTACAGCAGGTGTTTGCATTAAAGGTATTAACTATGAGTTAGCTATTAATCCTGATTTCTGGCAAACACTTTCTCCAATACAAAAAGTAGGCATATTAAAACATGAGTTATTACACATTGCTTTCTTTCATTTAACAGACTATAATGATCTTCAAGATAAAAAGCTATTAAATATAGCAATGGATATTGAGATTAATCAATACATTGAAAGATCATGGTTGCCTGAAAATGGTTGTTTTATAGAAACTTATATTAACCAAGGGTATAAGTTAGATTACAAAGCAGGTACAAGATATTACTACAAAGAGCTTAGTAAGATAAAAAATGAAGACAGTGAGTTAGGTAATGCTTTAAAAGATTTATGTGAAGGAAATGATAACAGTGTTACTTTAAGTGACGGAACTGAAATTACAGCTCCTGAACATGAATGGGATAGTGAAGAAATAAGTGAAGCAACTCAGAGATTGATAAAGTCACAAACAGCACATGTCTTAGATCAAGTAGCTGATCAGGTAAAAAAGATGCATGGTACAGTACCTGGTGAGATTGCAAGTATAATTGAAAAGCTTAAACAAATAGATCCGCCAAAGTTTGATTGGAAAGGATATATGAGAAGGTTTATTGGTAAATCTACAAGAACTTATACTAAAGTTTCTAGAAGAAAGTTCAACAAAAGATTACCAGACTTTCCTGGTTTAAAATTTAAAAAGCACAAGCATGTACTAGCAGCTATAGATACATCAGCTTCTGTTAATACAAATGAACTTAAAGAGTTTCTTAATGAATTACATCATATAAAGAAGACAGGTTCTGATGTTACAATTATACAATGTGATACAGCAATATCTAACATAAGTAAATTTAATCCAAGAAAAGATTTAGAAATACATGGCAGAGGTGGAACAGACTTTCAACCTGTTATAGATTATTACAATGAAAAACTCAATGAGTTTAGTTGTCTATTCTATTTTACAGATGGAGAATGTTCAGCACCTGAAAATGCAAAAGGAAATATTTTATGGGTACTTTCTTCACAAGGTAATGCTTGGGATGAATTGCCAGGAACAACTATTAAATTAGAATTATGAATCAAGTTAGCTTAGACTCTGCAGAAATGAAATCATTTTTGCAACACATTATTAACAACAACAGACACATTCAAAAAGACGGTAAGAAACCTGTAGCAACAGAAGTTATTGGTGAATCTGGTCTTGGTAAGACAAGCGTTGCTTTACAAATTGCAGAAGAAAACAATTTAAGTTGTGTTAAATTAAACTTAGCACAGATAGAAGACTTAGGTGATCTTGTAGGTTTTCCATTACGTCAGTTTCAATTATGTAAAGAAGGAACAAGTACAGAAAAGAAAACAGAAGTTAGACAAGTACTTAAAAAGGTTAAGCTTCCAAACGGTATGGAAGTAACTAAAAAAGTTAATGAAACTGTAGAAGTACCAGGCGGATCAGAATCTGAATGTATTTGGGTTGATGAAAATGCTACTAATGAATATCTAAAACAAGGTTACAGATTTACTGGAGAAAAAAGAATGTCTTATTGTCCACCTGAATGGATTGCAAACAAAGAAGGAGGCGGTATACTTATTCTTGATGACTGGAATCGTGCTGATGTAAAGTTTATTCAAGCTGTTATGGAGTTAGTAGATAGACAAGAATATCTTTCTTGGAAACTTCCTGATGATTGGCATATTGTTCTTACAGCTAATCCAGATGACGGAAACTATTTGGTAAACTCTATTGACGTTGCTCAAAGAACTAGATTTGTTTCAGTAATATTGAAGTGGAATCATGAGCGTTGGGCTGAATGGGCAGAGACTCAAAAGGTTGATGGTAGATGTATTAATTTTGTATTGATGAATCCTGAAGTTGTTAATGAAAAAGTTAATCCAAGATCTCTAACTACATTCTTTAAACTACTAGAAACTATTCCATCATTTGAAAAAGATTTACCTTTAATTCAAATGTGTGGTGAAGGCTCTGTAGGCCCTGAAGTATCTACATTGTTTACAAGTTTTATTAACAATAGATTAGATAGAATCATTAGTCCTAAAAGAATGCTCTTGCATAAAGATGAAAAAGAAGTAATTGATGAGCTGCTTAGTTCTATATGTGATGGAGGTAATCCAGCTGTAGATTATAGAGCAGATATAGCTAGCATTTTATCTACAAGATTAATTAACTTTACGCTTAATTATGCAGAGTCTAATCCAGTAACACCAGAAATTGTAAATAGAATTAGTGCTTTGATTAAACATCCTGATGTATTTACTAATGATTTAAAATATCACTTAGCTAAGAAGATTATACACGGGAATAAAACAAAGTTCCAAAAACTATTTATTGATCCTCAGTTACAAAAATTAGTTATGAAATAATAAAAGGCCCTTCGGGGTCTTTTAAAAATTTTAAACAGATGAATTTAACTAAATATTTATACATAGATTATATAAATCATGATCAGTTAGATATAAGAATTGAACATGGTGGTTTATTTGAAGACTTTGAACATCATTGTAATATTCAAAATGAGTTAGAAAGAAATAAATTAGAAGAAGAAATAATATATTTATTTCCTGGAACAACAGTGCCAAGGTTTAAAGCTAAAGAAAAATTTAATTTTACTATTCTACCTAAGAAAGCTACAATAGCATTTATTCCACCAGCAGATTCAATACCTAAAACAAATGATCACTTGTTTAGACGTGATGTTTTCAAAATGAAATCTGATGACTTTAAACATTGGTTACGTTATTTAAATCATCCAAAAGAAACAAGATTTAAAATGCTTGTTGATGCTAATGATTTTTCACACGTATACATAAAAAGTTCTTTAGCAAGTGCGTTTTATTATAGAGCACCCAAAGATTCTTCTGGCAATTACCTAACAGGATTGCAACTTTATACAAGTGATGGTTCATGGTCTATTAAACAAGGATATGCTGAAGGCTCTAGAACATTGTTTATTGTACCTATAAATTCTAAAATTAAAAGTCTTTCTGATAATTGTTTAGTATATAAACAAGATGAATTACTAAAGTACATTAATGAAGATTCTATTATTATAGATAAAGAAAAGTATCAAGACCTAGCATTAATGTGTGCTAGTAATGATGATGCTTCTATAATAATGGCTATGGAATTACTTGCTAATAGTAATTATGAAAAAAGTCTTATGTATATACTAATGATATTAAAAAAATATGGAAAATCTTTTATAAAATATAAAGAGTTTAACCATGTAAATTTTAAAAGTTTATTAAGTTATTTTAATTTAGATAAGGAGTCAGTAAAATCAATGAGTCTTATGACATTAACAAATATTCTTAAAGACAATAAGAAGTTTACTAGAGCTAATGTACAAGCAATAACAACTTTATGTACTGAAGATTATATTAATTTTGATAATGCTAATATAAAACAATATTATATACAGGGTCCTTGTTTAAAAATTGAAGCAGAAGAATTTGATTCATAAAACCACATATAAATGATTAATACAAATACAGTCAATACAGTTGACAAAAACATGTTAGAGACAGAATTCTTCAACAAAGAATTTAATTTTAGTTATAGCAGCTTAAATAAGCTGCTTGAATCTCCTCAAAGATTTTATAAAGAATATGTTCTTAAAGATAAAGAGGAGAAAATTGCTAAGTATTTACTAGAGGGAATTGTTATACATTACTTAGTGCTTGATGGTTTAGATTTTGACAGCAAATTTATTGTTGCTCCACAATCTTTACCAAGTGAAAGTTCTATAGAAATTATTAACAATGTCTTTAAAGAATATGAGTTAGATCCTGATCCTTCTAAATCATTAGGAGATTATGAATCTGTTATTCTAAAACAACTTGAAGAAAAGAATTTACATCAAAGACTAAAAGAAGATTCTAAAAGAATTGAAAAAATAGCAGATGAAAAAGGTATAGATTACTTTGAGTTTCTTAAGATAAAAGAAAACAGAACTATAATAGATGCTGCTATATTAGATAGATGTTCAAGAAGAGCTGAGATTATAAAAGCAGATGAAAAAATAAGAAATCTTATAGGTTTAGATTTAGAACATGATGGTACAAAAATTGGAGTCTATAATGAATTAGAATTGTCAATGAGTTTACCAAATGATAAATATTCTTTTGGTCTAAAAGGTATAATTGATAATCTTGTTGTTGATGTAGTAAATCAAATAGTTACAATAAATGATTTTAAAACAACCAGCAAACCTATACAAAAGTTTGAAGAGTCTGTAGAGTATTGGAACTATTGGTTACAAGCTAGTGTCTATAAAAAACTAGTAAAAGATTTTTTATCTGATGTAGTTAATGCAGGTTGGATTATAAATTTTAATTTTATAGTATTTGATAAGTATGATCAGTTATATGCTTTTAATGTATCAGATGAAACTTTTAAAAAGTGGGATGCTATGATGCTTAATACTCTTGAAGATGCAGAGTATCATTTTCAAAGTAAAGAGTTTAAGCTTCCTAAAGCATTTGCTTTATCTAATGTTAAACTATAAAATAAAAATGAATGCTTTTAAATTCCTTACATGCAGATTATATTCAAAAAAGCAGGTTGTTTTTATATCCTTTATTAAAAATTAGAAGAGGTGTAAGTACTGTACCTGTTCAAACTTATATGGCCTGGAAAGATATGTATAAGTTTGAAGAGAATAAATTTATTGTAGTTTATCATAAGAGAGAAGATTTAGATTTTAAATCTTTTGAGAGAGCTGCATTATTAGATAACTATCTTTTTGAAGACATGTTTGAATTAGAAGATAATAAGTTAGCTTATGTATTTGATTTTTCTAATTATGCAAATGATTACGGATTAATTAGAAGTGGTAAGTATTCAATGCTAACTTCATTATATAAGAAAAGAGTATTGTATTTTTTCAGATCACACAGAAGACATTTATCTCATGTAGAAAGTTATCTGTTCCCTGAAAAATATTATGAAACTTATTCTAAACTATTAAATGTAAAAGAAGAACTCTTAAAAGAAGTAGGACAACTATGTTCAAAACCTAATTTAAGAAAAGAAATTTTGCAGTCTTCAATAAAAATGATAGATTTACATACATTAAATTTAAAACTACCAGATGGAAAATAATAATAATATAGGTAAAAACATGTGTCTTGTTAAGGCTATATGGCAAAACAAAGAAACATTTAAGTTAATACCTGTTCTAGATAGTTGTCCTTATAATGAAGTTGTATATGACCCTTTACTTTCTTTATTATATGTAATTGGAAATAAAGAAAAACAACAATTCCAATACGTTCCAAAATTAGATGGTAATGGAAACAAAGTTAAATCTACTAAGCAAAAAGAAAATGGTGTTTGGTATAAAGAAGAAAGAGTATTAGTAGGTTTACTTTCAGAATATCACATCATTGACAAAAAAGAACAAGAAAAGTTTGTTGAAATGTTTGCTGTGAATTCTGGAGAATTTGATTTCCGTTATTTTCTTAACAAAGAAGAACCTAAAGAAATGGGATCTTCAAATGAAGAGTTAATACTTCCTAGTAACATAATAATTAAGTAGTAACATATAAGTATAAATCCAAACAAATAGGGAAGAGAATATTTTGTTCTCTTCCTTTTTTTGTTATTTTTATATGCTTACAAAATTTCAGATTATGAATCACTATGTTATGGATTATGAAACATTATCTAATTGTTTCATAGGAGTATTTGAACATTATAAAACTGAAGAGATAAAAATATTTTGTTGTTCTAAATTTCATAATGATATAAAAGATTTATATGTTTTTCTTGATAAGAATAAAAAGAATAAAGAATGGCATATATCTTTTAACGGTTTAGCTTTTGATGCTCAGATAACAAACTTTCTTCTTAAAAACAAATCACGGCTTATTAACAAGTCTGGTGTTGAAGTTGCAGAAGCTGTATATATAAAAGCACAAGATTGTATTAATAGACAAGACACAAAAGAATTCCAGGAATGGAGTGAGCGTCAGCTTTTAATTAAACAGATTGATGTATTCAAATTAAATCATTGGGATAATCCAGCTAAGAGAAGTTCATTAAAATGGATTCAGTGTTCTATGGATTGGCTTAATGTTCAAGACATGCCACTTCATCACACTACTGATATAGATAGCAAAGAACTAATAAATAAAATTATTGAGTATTGTATTAATGATGTGAAGAGTACTAAAGCTATTATGAATTATAGCAAAGACTTGATAACATTAAGAGGTAGTTTGACTAATGAATATAACATTCCTTTATACAGTGCATCTGAACCTAGAATTGCTAAAGAATTATTTTTACATTTCTTGGAAGAAAGAACTGGCATAAGCAAGTATGAAATTAAAAATAGTAGAACATATAGAAATCAAATTGCAGTAAGTGAAATACTTTTGCCTTATTTAAAATTTGATGTTTCTGCATTTCAACAGTTGCTATTTAAGTTTCAAACTTTAGTACTAGATGCTAATAATTTAAAGGGTAGTTTTAAAGAACATGTTAAGTATAGAGGTGTTGATGTAGACTTTGGATTGGGTGGTGTTCATGGTGTAAAGAAAGGGATATATGTACCAGATGATAACATGACTATTATGTCTTCAGATGTTACAAGTTTTTATCCTAATCTAGCTATTAGAAATAAATTTGCACCAGCTCATTTACCAAAACAAAAGTTTTGTGAGCTGTATGAGTGGATGTTTGATGAAAGAAAAAAGATTCCTAAATCAAATCCTAAGAATTATGTATACAAGATTATGCTTAATTCCACATATGGTTTAAGTAATGATGCTGCATCTTTTTTGTATGATCCTCAGTTTACAATGCAGATAACTATCAATGGTCAGTTATCATTAATGATGCTCTTTACTATGTTATCTGAAAGAATATTAGGTGCTATACCTATTATGACTAATACAGATGGTGTGGAGATTATGATTCCTAAAAAAGCTATTCCACAATATATGGAGATATGCAAAGAATGGGAAGAAATAACTAATCTGCAGTTAGAACATGACCAGTATCAAAAGCTTATTGTTCCTGATGTAAATAATTACATTGGCATCTTTACTTTTAATGAAGTTGATAGAGATACATTTATCAAAACACAATCAAAGAATCCAGAGTATTTATTTAAAAAAGAAGAGGGTAAGTTTTACTATGCAAAAACAAAATGCAAAGGTAGATTTGAACTGAAGAAAGCATTACATAAAAACAAAAGCTTTACTATTATTCAAAAAGCTATATACAATTATTTTGTACACGGACTTGATCCTAAAAAATATATTAAAACAAATAAAAATATTTTTGATTTTTGTGGTCAAACTAAAGTAACAAGAAATTGGAAGTTTAAATATAGTTATGCAAAAGACGGAATTGTAAATACAGAAAACTTACAAAAAACATTAAGGTTTTATATCTCAAATAAAGGCGGAAAAATTATAAAAAACAATGTCAATGATGACAGGGATATAAATGTTGTATCAGGTAAATGGTTACAAAAGATATTTAATAAGTATCAAGATGTATCATGGTCTGATTATGATATTGATTATGGATTTTATTTAGATAAGATAAACAAAGAAATAAAATCTATGAGTCCTGAATTATTTACTAATCAAATAAGTTTATTTTAAAATTAAAGTTATGCCTAAAAGTACAAAGGTAGCTGTGAATAAGAGTGTTTTAATAAACGCTACTTTACCACCAGCAACACAAACCTATACGGTGATTTCTCACGGTTATATTATTGATACAACATTAAAAAGTCTAGCTGCGGCAGGCTTTGTTGTATTAGATGAAAAATACAGATGTAATCAAGATGCTAGAGTAGCTCAAGGTATTTATAGAATTGAGTATCTGAATGATCCTGATTTATCTATGATGTTTACATGGACAAATTCTTATGATAAATCAACTAGATTTAGATGTGCAGTTGGTGCGCATGTAAATGCAAGTGGCGCATCTATGGTAAAGAAAACATCTGCCTGGCAAAGAAAGCATACAGGTAATGCATTACAAGAAGCTACAGATCAGATAAATAATATTATTGCTGATGCTCAAGATTATTTTCAAGAACTTCTTGATATTAAAAACAAGATGAAGCAAAAGTATTTATCTGAAGAAGCTTACATTATTGTAACAGATCCTACGTCTACTACAGTATATCCTGGTTTATTTGAGAAGCTAGTCAATAAAAAGTTTGGACATCTCATGGGTGATTTACATTTCACAAATAAATTAATCACAAGTGAGCAATGCACTACTATTATGAAAGAGTATGAATCTCAAAGATATCATTATGGTACAGGTAAAAATTCATTGTGGACAGCTTATAATCATGTATTAATAGGATTGAAATCAACACATCCAAAACTTTGGTTAGATATACAAACATCAGTTCTATTATATTTTATGGATGAGTTTGATTTAGTAAACTTTGACATAGAAGAAGATGATGAAGTAATAGATAGTGTAGATGATGATAACACAAATATTATTGAAGATGCTAATGATGATAACATATCTCCTATAGATGATGATTTTGAAGAAGACTTTGAAGAAGAAGTTACAGAAGAATCTGAAGAAGATATTCAATTTGTTCCTGCAGATAATGTTGTAGAAGAAACAGAAGAAGTTAAATCAGAAGTTAATTCTATAATGGTAACTGCAGAAGACTATGGTGATTTAGCAATAGGTAGTCTAGTAGAAGTAGAAGATATTATATATCAAGTAGCTGAAATACAAACCTATGAAGGAGAAGATTATCTTGTGTTAAATGAATTTACAGTAGCAGAAGAAATTACATCGGATCCTACACCTGTTTTACCAGATCCTCCAGTATCAAATGTAGAATCTACAGTTAATCAAGATGAGTCAAATCAATTAAACTTTGACTTATATCAAGATGATACTAAAGATGAAACAGAAGAGGAGTCATCTGAATTAAATTCTGTTAATGAATTTCTAATAGAAAGCACAGAAGAAACCATTGAAGAAAATCAAGATTTAGATCCTGCTATTCAAAAAGCAATTAAGGATGAGCTTGAAAGTTTATATGGTTATTCTAATGTTGATTTTACATTTGAAAGAGATGATGAACATTATCTTATAACATTATCAACAGGAGAATCTCTTGTGCTAAGCAGTTCTTACATAGATGCAATAGCTTATTCTTAAGTATATTGTTTTTATTATTCATGATTAGAAGGCGTGGTTGAGTGAGAGGCAACCCGTCTTCTTTTTTAGTTAAAAAACTGGACAATTAAAAATGAAGATT